ACCTCCGCCCCAGTGCGGAGGCCTGTTCGCTATTGTACACTACTGCGTTTTGTGTCATTATCGGTCTTGCATGGAAACATGTTTAATTTTCGATAAGACATATAAACATACGGTTAACATAAGCGGCGAGCGGCAATATATTGCGAAATTCGACGATGAACACAATGCAGACTCGTTCGAGCTTGAAATGCGTCAATTGAAGTTTACAGTTAGGTCTTCATCATGAAATTCTAAGAAAGAACTCGAGCATATCATGTGGAAATGATATTTTGTAACGAGAAACGAGGAGCCATCGTGGCCGAGCGGTCCAAGGCGTTGCACTCAAGAGTAATACGCTCGAAATATGCAATGGATTCATTTCCGCGCGCGTTCGAATCGCGTCGATGGCATCGCCTCGTATCGCATTTCTCCCTTAGCTCAGTTGGTAGAGCATTCGGCTGTTAAAACATATAACCGAAAGGTCGCGGGATCAAAGCACGCAGGGAGAGTACACTTTTTTAAATCATGCATCATCAAAGTTTTGTGCGCTTGATATTTTGCCAGATTCACCGTGATATGGCATCGTCACACACATTTATATCGTTCTCGAGATGCAGCACGACACCGAGAAGATTGCTTTCATGTATCTTGGAAATTCGATACCGATCCACGATGAGACGCTCGACGCGATGATGGATAAAATGCGCGCGTAGTTCAGTTGGTCAGAACGTGGATCTTATGAAAACCAATAAAAAAGTCCGAGGCCGCGGGATCAAAACCCGTCGTGCGCATCCATCTTTTTCCTGTAGCTCAGTTGGTCATACTTACACTTTTACACATCTTAGGAGCGTTCTTTGGAGACCTGACTCAATACTAAGTATCCGCTAGGTTTATCGTTCGCTTAAGCGGCTTCCATGTGATTCAGTACATATATATGACAAAGATGACGAAAATCCTTCTGTATTCATCGCAAATCCCGGCATGTATTGGCGCCAACAGGTACTGCAAACCTGCCGAAGCGTTCGAGAAAGTCTGGCAACGTATCTCGCCCCACACCTATAAGAACGCATTGGACCGTAATTCATTGAAGACTGACGAGCAGCGACTCGATGAGATCGTGGCCAAGAACGTTTCAGTCGCCGAAATCGTCACGAGCGCTGAAAAGATTGCTGAGCACGTGACAATCTCGCCTGACATTGCGAAAGCCTATGTTGCCGCATCAAAAACAATATCGATCGATCCGACTTTATCGGTATCAGATACAAAAGTCGTCGATTCCGCGATTCGGAAGACGATGTATACGACTTTCGGGACGCGGAACGAGAGCGGGATTTTCGACGAGGTTCGTGGCCGATTGAAGTTTGATATCGAGCGTGACGATTCTTTCAGGCATGTCGTGCTTGGCGATATTGACGGCATTGAATGGGGCATCGGAGGCCGTCTCGACGGTATTTCGACCGATGGAAGCACAGTAGTAGAAATCAAGCAGCGTATTAATCGTCTTTTTGGAACTGCGCCGCCATACGAATACGTCCAAATCCAGTGTTATTTACGCTTGGTCGAGAGTGCCACGGAAGCCGTCTTGGTCGAAAGCTTTTGTTCCCCTCAAGGCGGCCGAGTCATGAATGTGATTCCAATCGATAAAGATGATGACATGTGGACTGACGATATCCAGCCGAAACTCCAGGCTTTCGTTCAATATTTGATCGGCATTGTGGGAGACGAAAGTATGCAAGACGAGTTCATGAAAAGCAAACGCCGATCGTCGCTCATCACGAAACGTTTTCCGAATTAAAAGATCTTGGGGAATTTCAAATTGTACATCTGCGCCGCTTCGGTGAAACTCTTCTTGTAAATAAAATAAATCCATGCCATGACGGCCGCGTTCGCAACGGTCGCCGCGAGAACGCCATTCAATCCATACGTCGCGCCCAAAACCATTGCGTTTGAGAGGAGCCAAATTGCACCGACCAAAAAATAATTCTTCAATGCATCAGCTGCGTTATCGAGAATAACTTGGTCTTTCGAGAAATTTTTGACCGAGTATGTGGAACTCATCAAGACACTGCCGATCGCATACTGTTGTGCCGAGAGCATGAGAGCTTTTCCAAGCATCTTGACAACGAGTGGATCCATGGTGTTCTCGTATCTTATGCACAAGATATAAAATTTGATGTGTATCTCAATCAGCGTGATCTACAAAAAACGCATGCATCAGTTAAGTAGACATCATGAATCATAATATCAATATGTGTCCTCCACCACCGATTCCACTCGATACAGGACGCGATGCATTTGTCAATTCACAGGAAAATTCAGGACGAACCGCACTTCATTTCGCCGCGATAAATGAGAATGCCCGCATAATCCAAATGCTTATTGATCACGGCGCAGATCCACGCATTCGCGACGATATGGGACGCAGTGCGCGTGAGTATACGCGCGAATCGTCAGAATCACACGAAATCCTCAGAATTGCCGAGAATCGTATATCTTACAACGAGCGGTACGATCGGATCGAGACTTTCTTGCGACCCGGCTGAAGTGGTGCGACAAGGTGCCACGGAACCGATCGAGGTCCGTAAATGTTGATTTCCTCGACGGAATCCGAGAGTCGTTCGGTATCAATACTGATCGTCATATTGATTTGATCGTGCGTATTGATGTAAATGAAAACGCGTCTGATGTTGGCTTTGCACCGGAAAACAGGCATGAGACGCATATCGTGTAAGACTAAAGTATCGATTCTCGCAGTATGATGCTCTAAAACCTTGAAGAACCGCCTCGCCTCATGTCCAGTCTGCACGAGAACCTCGAAAACATTGATATTTGGCGATGGTACATGCATATTGAGAGGAAGCTCGTTTGTCAAGTACATGATATTACGTAATGCAGGCATCGTGCCGGCCCGCGCGAGATCGAAAAAGTCAGTGTACGGCCCACGCACTTTCAAAGTGTGAAGACGAGTCATTTCCAATTGCGATCCGCCAAATATCACCGATAATGCACCTGGCAAACCACCAGACTGATCGTAGAATTTGAATGACTGTAAAGTCGGAAGTGCCGCGCTACATGTCGGAACGAAAAAGTGCGTTGGCGTATGATTCGATTCCGGGTACGAAATAGCGACGCGGAGATCACGTAAGCCTTCGAATGCGAGCGAGGACGCCACGAGATTGTTCGGCACATCTTCGAATTCAGCGTCGATTTGTAGGTCGATGAGACGCAGTGGATTGCTCCCAAAAGCCTTCAAATGCATCGCCATGCCGTGCACGAACCATGCCGCGTCAACAGGCCGCGACGAGTCGATGTAGAGGGATTCGCACGCCGTTGCTGTCTTGACCATGAAACAGAACGAGCCGATACCTGGATTCTTGACGTGCATCGATTTCCAACACGCAGGTCTCGTGGCAATCTCGTTATACCGCGCGTTCAACATCATACATTGCAGCGCCGTCTCTTGCCCGCCCGCTCTGATAACCCTCTCGACCATATCGTCCGTCAACAAATCCATCTTGTTGTTTAATAATAATGAATAATTATTAACAATCGAAATCAACAAAGAGCTCTTCCTTAAATGAACAAAATTCTTTCTTCCTTATATAAAAAACTGTCACTTAAGGCCGACGAACTTGTAACATTATACATCATACATTAACAACAATGAAAGTCGTGACACGAAACGGCGTCGCTGAAGATGTGGCATTCGATAAAATCGCATCGCGTCTGAAACGTCTCTGCGGCATCAAACTTCCGGCAGTCGATGTCGGACGACTCGTTTCATTGACTGCCGGATCGATGTTTGACGGTATTAGCACGGTGCAATTAGATGAACTCACGGCCGAAATCAGCGTATCGCTTGCGAGCGAGCACCCCGATTACGGTTCGCTCGCGGCACGTATTCTCGTCTCGAATTGGCATAAACAGACCAACGAGTCGGTCATCGAGACGTACCGCGCGATGTCTTCGGCACTTTCTACTACATTTATGGATATTGCCGAAGAGCATGCCGAGGAATTGCAGACGTTCGTGGAGTATAAACGCGACTTTCATTTCGATTTCTTCGGCATCAGGACGTTCCAGAAGATATATTGCACGAAAATCGGAGGCAAGAATATCGAGAGGCCGCAGCATGTCTACTTGCGCGTCGCCCTGGCTATCGGAGGCAACGATATGAAACGCGTTCGGGAATGTTATGCGCTCATGTCCAAGAAGAAGTATACGCACGCCTCGCCAACGCTCTTCAACGCTGGAATGAAGACTCAACAACTTGCGTCGTGTTTCACCGAAAATACGATGGTATGCACCGTCAACAAGGGACCCATTCCTATCCGCGACGTGTGCATCGGAGATCTCGTCGTGACGCACAAGGGACGCGCCAAGCCCGTGACGCAACTGCACATCAACCCGCTTGGCAACCGCGTCGTGTACAATGTCAAGGCGTACAAAACTATGGATCTCGAGGTCACGGGAAACCACCGCATGTGGTCTCTGCTCAAAGGCGAGGTGCAGCCTGGGTGGCACGACATCGAATCGCTGAATTTGGGCGATTACGTTGCCGTTCCCAAGCGCACCGACGGCGCCGCTCGCGATACATGGGACATCACTGAAGTCGTCACCACGGCGGTCGATGATACATGTTCGGTCATAGTCGACGGTGATTTCATCTCTACGAAAAGGTCCACCCTGGTTGAAAACCACCACAATGGATTTCCCGTTCGTATTTCCAAGACGACAAACCCCGTGCGCCGGTGCTGGATCGTCGACGAGGATTTTGCGTGGTTTATGGGAGTATGGTACGGCGATGGATCTATCTTACACCCCAAGGCTAAGAAAGGTCGCCCATCTGCCATCAACATCGTCGGCGCAACGACCAATGCGGCTTTGCTGGAGAAGGTGATCGACATCGGCCGACGTACATTCGGCACCAAACCGACAGTCTACGCACACAAAGGCCAGGATCTGACTTCTATCGTATGGAACAGCGCCACAATCGCCGTGGCGTTCGAAGCCATGTTTGGTCACGGCCACCTCGGCAAGCGTCTGTGTGCGTCCATGTTTTCGTGGAACAAGAGTCTCGTGACTGCGTTCCTCGGTGGCTTTGTGTCGTCGGACGAGTGCGTATCCAAGACTGGGGGGTGTACCGTGTTTTCTACGTCCTTTGACATGCTGCAGCAAATCTACCATCTGTGCCGTCAAGTCGGCATCGTTCTCAGCCTCGTCCCGTTGAAGAAGACCAAGGTCAAGGAATCGCACCATGATTGTTGGGTGTGCGCCGTCCCCTGGACCGTCAACCTCCGGCAGTGGGTCTACAAAACCTACACCGATGGCAGGCTCGACAAGACCGCCAAGAAATCAATGGAGGCGATCAATTACTCAGGGCGGCAGGTCAACATCGACGGCACGACCTTTGTGCAAATCGTCGAGAAAAGTCCACTGGAGACCCGCCCGGTCCACGTGTACACTTTGGGCGTGAAGGACGACCACTCATACAATGTGCAGGGCCTGGTCTGCGAGAACTGTTTCTTGCATGGCATGGAAGACAGTTTGGACGGAATTTTCAAGTCGTTGCATGACATCGCGCAAATCAGTAAGTTGGGCGGCGGAATTGGAATGCATGTAGGTAATGTCCGGTCCAAAGGATCACTGATTCGCAGCACAAACGGATCGAGCGACGGTATTATCCCGATGCTCAAAGTGGCCAATGAGGTGATTCGGTACGTCAACCAGAGCGGTCGCCGTAAAGGATCCATGGCGATTTTCATAGGTCCCGATCATCCCGACATACTGGAGTTTCTGGATTTGCGTCGGCCGGGCGGAGACGAGACTGCGCGGTGCCGGGACTTGTTCCTGGCCATGTGGATCCCTGATCTTTTCATGGAACGCGTTGAATCGAATCAAGAATGGTCATTCTTCGATCCGTCAGCGTGCCCCGGCCTCAACGATGTCTGGGGATCCGCCTACGATGATTTATATGCGACGTACGAGAAGGATGGCAAGGCGACGCGCACGATGCCCGCCCGCGATCTCTGGACTTCGATTATCCGGTCGCAAGTCGAATCGGGAAATCCCTACCTCCTCTACAAAGACGCAGCAAACCGATGCTCGAACCAACAGAATCTCGGGACGATCAAGTGCTCCAATTTGTGCAGCGAGATTATCGAGTTCACATCTCCTACCGAGACGGCAGTGTGCACTTTGGCCAGCGTGAGTCTCCCCGCATTCATTAAAGGAGGAATCTTCGATTTCAAGGATCTTCATGCCGTGACCAAAGTCGCCGCGCGGAATCTCGATACGGTCATCGATATCAATGCCTACCCCATCCCCGAAGCCAAGAACAGCAACGAGAAACATCGGCCGGTCGGTATTGGAATTCAAGGTCTCGCGGACTGTTTCATGATGCTCGGCTACGCATTCGAATCCGACGAAGCCGCTTTGCTCAACACACAAATTGCCGCGACGATGTACCATGCCGCCATCGAGCAGTCGGCCGAACTCGCGCGTGATCATGGCACCTACGCATCGTACGACGGCTCGCCTGCCTCACTTGGAAATCTCCAATATGATTTATGGGGCGTCGAGCCTGATACGAGCACTGGTCTCGATTGGAATGCGCTGAAGCGTCTCGTCAAGAAACATGGACTTCGCAATTCGCTGAGTATCGCACTCATGCCGACCGCATCGACATCGCAATTGTTCGGCAATAACGAATCGTTCGAGCCGGTGACGTCATTGATTTACACGCGCCGAACTCTCGCTGGAGAATTCACAGTCGTCAATAAACATCTCGTATCTGACCTGATCGAGCGTGGCCTCTGGAGCGTTGACATGAAAGATCTCATTGTCGCGAATGGCGGAAGCGTCCAGACAATCGCGGATATCGACGACAATCTCAAATCGATCTACAAGACAAGCTGGGAAATCTCTCAGAGATCGCTCATAGACCAATCTGCCGCGCGAGGGCCGTACGTGTGCCAATCCCAGTCCTTGAACCTCTTTGTCGCCGAGGCGTCGCTTCCTCGGCTTTCGACGATGCACTTTTATGCGTGGCGCCAAGGGCTCAAGACAGGCTGCTATTACCTCCGGACCCGCGCGGCCTCTCAAGCGAAACAGATCACAGTATCGGAGTCGCAGTCGTGCATTTCGTGTTCGAGTTGAGTATTCTTGTCATTTTGTTACAAAGTCAGCCGTTGTCAGTGTTCATGCAGCGAAGGCGTTTATCACGTCTTTGATCCGCGCCTGGATCTGCGAGCGCACGACCGGTCTGTCAATCTCCTTGGCCGCCTCGGTCGCCGTCTTGAGGAGCATATTGAATATGCTGCCGCTGTGCATGTCCGGACACACAGGCAACGAGATGATTGCGTCGCCGAGTTTCCCGTCGAACGAACCGGCATTGACATCGTCTTTGAATGTCTGCATGACCAGCAGCAAGTCTATGGCCTTTGTAAGATCATCATTGCGTTCGTTTTCGACATCCATCCATGAATGCACCTTCTTAAGTGCCGTGAACGATGTGTGGAAATAGTATGTCGCCTCGTCGACCTTGTGAAGGCCAAGACCGATGACGCACGTACGAAAGATCGCCTCGTCGTTCGTCGATGCGGCAATGGTGATGAGGCCGCCGATACCATCTTCAAATGTGGCCAGTTTTATGTTGAAAGCGTTCGAGGTGCCATCGCTCATTGCAGCGTACAGTGTCGCCCTAATATCCACCAAGGTTTTGCCCTTGGCATTGGGAATAGAGATGGATTTCACGCGGTCCGGCATCACGTGCATCACCAGCCACTCGCCAGATGCACGCTTCATCGCCAAATTGATGATGTCCTGCGCCGTCAGACCGCCAATGAGGGCAGGGGGAACGTAGGGCGCATACTCCACCACCACCTCCTCCCGCTCCACCTGCCCCGCATCGTCGAATATCCGCGCAAGGCTGCGTGGACTGGAGAGCGATGGGGCAGGTTTCTCCGCGACAAGGGCGATGACCTTGTCCAAATCCCCTTCTTCGGGCCCGAGCAACAGGGACAAGCCAGATATGCCAGATATGCTGGGCATGTCCATTGTATGGTGCTGACGCGCGGCGCGGCGGCGGCAAGAATTTCCGTTCGGCCGCGAAAATGTGCGACGCAAACCGCCGCGGCTACTTCGCGCTGCGTGTGTGTAGCGCGCGTGAGGATCAGACAATAAATAGTCTTCTTATTTATGATTTCTTATTTATTAAACATCCTTTGATGTGTGTGCCAGAGCATCTGAGGACGTGGCGTTACCACGGGTGCCACGTGGACAATGCCAGCTGGACAATCGAGAGTCGTCAGCATATTCCCACTTTCTTTTCCTTCTCCCTGCAATATTACAGGCAATGATGTATCAATTACAACCAATTACTGACAAGAAATACAAAGTGTCATAGGGGTTTCTCTACACACCAACGGCGCAGCGATATCTCTCACACCACCGTGAGTGAAGGGAGGGGGGGTGATGTCGATGATGATTCGATGCCACCCCGGGGTCTAACCGACATGACAGCTCAGCACACGGCCCCGCCCAACCCGCGCTCCTCACACAAAATATATTACAATTTGTTCAATCCCGCGGTGTAGGTGAGTGAATATGCCTCTGCTCACGCTGCACACTGCACGCACCGCGCCGCCGCCCGCCGCCCACCGCCTCACCGCACCGCCGCCGCGCCGCCGCCGCGCCGCCGCCGCGCCGCCGCCACGCCGCCTCACCGCATTTCCATCTACGCATATCAATCACATCACATCCCAACTCTCAACTCCCACATCCACACTTCCATCTACGCGCATAGTTCACATCACTCACACATCACTCACACATCAAAATTCCCCAACTCCCCACATCCACGCAGCTGCACTTCCAATAACAACAACAAGTGCAACAAATGAGCATCCAGATGACGAACCTGGCGAACCTGCAGTCTGATCTTCGTACGTTCATGGGGTCGAAGTCGTCTCACCTCGTGATCGACATCCATCACCAGACGTCTTCCTTCGACGACATCAACAAGATCTTTTCCACCGATGCGCTCAAGAGGATGATTTACGCCCCCTGCATCCCTATGATCAACCTCGAGGACTACGAGATCTTCACCAACACACCGATTCCCAAGAAGATCATCTACGGCGCCTCTTACATGGAGGAGAAGATCACACACACGATCGCGGAAATCTTGAACAGCCCGAAGAGGACGCTGGACGACGACACCAACCCCACCGCGACGCAGCGCCCCTGTCACGAGAACTCGATGCTCGACGTGTTTCTCGCGGAGGGCGCCCTGAAGGACTACACGGCCGCCGACCTGCGCCCCCCGCCCCCCGCGCCCCCGGCCACCCTTTCCGCGCCCCCGGCCACCCTTTCCGCGCCCCCGGCCGCCCCACTCGCGCCCCCGGCCGCCCCGTCTGCGCCCACTGCCGAGCAGTTTGTCGCCATGCTCGTCG